CTCGCGTCCATTCAAGTGATACCCAAGTCTTTATTGAAGACATCCGAATATCTGGAGTTCAATCTGTTTCATTTGACACTTCAAAGCAAGTCAATGAGATTAGAAATTTGGGACACCAAGAAGTTACAGATAGAGTCTTAACAGCGAATCAAACAACAAGTTTCTCTATGGATTACCATGTGGTTGAAGGAGAAAACGCTTTCGATCCATTCTTCTCTTTTACTGGTACTGTAGGATTCAACGATTTGATTTCTGTAGACAAGTATAATATAAAAATAAAAGACAATGCAGGTGAAAATGAAATAGAAGGCGCATACCTATCCAGCTATTCTTTAAATTTATCTGTCGGAGAAATACCAAGCGTCTCAATATCTTATGAAGCTGATAGTATCTCATATGATCCTGATAATGCCATCACAAGCAGCCTTAGTGATTCTTATAATATTTACAGACCTGCAGAAATTTCAGTATCTACTGCAAAAACAGATCCACCTTATACTCCAGAACTTAAAGCTGAAAACTTTGCAATACAAAATGCCTCTTTAAGCTTCAGTATACCAAGAACAACTACAACGAGAATAGGCAAAAGAGTGCCAGAAAGAAGATACCCAACCTTCCCAATCAATGGAGAAATATCTTTTTCTGTAATAAAGAACCAAGTGACTGGGTTAGATATGTCTTCTTTAATTTTAAGCAAAGATAAAATTGAACTCACTTTAGATAAAAATTCTGGAAATACTATACTTTTTAGCATAGATGACTGTTCTTTAATTTCTGCAGCAGAATCGACTGACTTAGATGGAAATAGTTCAATTGATTTTAATTATAGTTTTTCGCTCACAAATAATTCTTTAACTCGATCAGTTAGCTAGCCCCTTATTTGGCCAAATCCTGTTTAAACTTGCGACTTTTCGTGTAATATACATTATGCCTTTACCCCAACCCAAAAGCGGAGAAAAGAAGTCTGATTTTATTAGCCGTTGCATGGTGAATCTTTCAGATAAGGAAGAGTTTAAAGACAACAAGCAAAGAGCTGCTGTTTGCTATTCTCAATTTGAGGAAGCTGAAAGTAAAGCTTCTGTAGTCCTCAACAATGAAGACGATTGTACCCTATTCTTTTCTAAAGCTTCTCCTGATGTTGGCAAACATTACTTTAAAACAAAAGAGGAGGCTCTAGAAGATGCTAAAAAAATGGGACTCAAAGGCATCCACCCTCATAAAACAAAAGACGGTAAGACTTTGTATATGGCTGGACCTGATCATGAAACATTCATGAAACGTCATAACGAAGTCTTAAAAGAAAAAGAAAAGTCTGATAGTAGTCTCTGGGAGAACATCAGGAAGAAAAAAGAAAGAATCAAGAAAGGTTCTGGAGAAAAGATGAGAAAAAAGGGCGACAAGGGAGCACCAACTTCTGATCAGATTGAAAAAGCAAAAGGAAAATAAGCCATGCCAAGAAAAAAACAAGGAGAGATACACTGCGATTTTAGTTTAACTTCGGGAGATTGGGTTTCTTATAGGGCTGAAGTCACTGGCTTCTATAATACTTATAATGAGTCAGAACTTAATGATCACATCACAAGAGAATTTAATAAAAAAATAAGAGACCTGAACATGCCAGAATCTCTTTACATTTCTCCGTATGATGCGGGACTACGTTATATTGGAGATGGTAGCGTATTTGATGGATAACTAAAAAAAATTATGATAAAAAAAACTATAATTTTAGCTATAGCTTCAATCTTATCTGTATCTTGTTCTTCTTGTTGAGGGAGGCAAAAATGCGTGACCGTGAGTCATGAAGAAACACTTCAGCCAAATCTCAAAGATTATGAGGTAAAAAATGGGAAGGTTTACCCCAAAGAAATGCACCCTGCATTAAAAAGACTGTTTCCTTAAAGTCTTAAAGATGTCATACAGGCATAGGTCTTTCTTAGTTGCCTCTCTAACCTTATTCTTTAATTCAAAAGAATGAGAGGTGTGCGCTATCTCCCTTTTAATAACCCAGCCATCTTCAATAAAATAATCTGTATCCCATTCAAATATCTCTGAAATATAATCCAAAGCAATCAAATGCCTTTGCGCTTCTGAGATCTCAATCTCTACTGTTTGCTTACCTGTTATCTTCATGAGTACTATTTACACTAATAAGATCCTCATTCAAGCTAAATTTATTCTTAGCCTCAAGCCACTGTCGGTGGTTTAACCTCCTACCTCCCAAGTAATATACTTGTTTCCCATTTTTAGTTGTGATAGCTGGACCCTCAAGATTATGTAATCTTCCATGATCCCAATACTCTTCACAACCATTGTTTAAGATCACAGCTGGTTTCCCTTTCCTGTGCTTTATTGTACGATTGACATCATTAAAGTATCGTACCCCATCAAAATCAACACGCATGAACGCATCGTTTTCTGGATTAGCGTGATATATTTCTTTTCCCATATTAACTATATTTAAGTTTTTGATAAAAAGCAAGGGGTTGTATCTCCCATCCATGCTCCTATTTGATTAAAATAAAAAAATTCAACTGCCTCTTCTTTAGTCATGCCATCAGATTCAAGGCGATCAATTACCTTTTCCTTATCATAGCAATAAATGAGTGGTTGACCAAATCTCTCAACCGTACCGATAATACAATCGTCATACCCGTCCATAACTAACATGTCTGATTCTTCCATATTTTTAAAAGTAGCTTTGGAGGGGATCGAACCCTCACGACCTAGGGTCAATGGATTTTAAATCCACAGCGTCTACCAATTCCGCCACAAAGCCTTAATTAATTACTCTAAAACCATTTGTCCAGAGAAAATTTTCCCAGCTATTTCATTAGCGTCTCCTTCAATCTCATCTCCATTTGAATGGAATGCCTTAAACCTGCGGAATCTTTCGCCTTTATACCAAATGAGAGATATTTGTTTTTGTCCGTTCTCGTACCAGCTATCAAACGGGCCATGAAGCTTGCCCTCAAGAAGGCCAGCTTTTGCCAACATACCTCCATTAATATGGTACCTGATAGAAGTCCCAGAGAACAGATCTTCTTCTGCCATCTCAAATGAGGTATAAAAAGTATTCGTAGACCCGTCAACGAATAACTCTTCTCCATTTACTGTCGGGCCTTCTGGATAATCTGACCCTCTGTTCATATAAGCCTCTGATCCATATCTAAATAAAGCAAAAGCTAACAAGAGCACTATCGTAACAACCACTGATTTTTTCATAGATTAATCTTGAGTGAATTCAATATTGCGGATGTTAAGGTCTTCCTTGTTCTTTTTCGCACGAGCCTCTGCCTTTTTCAATTCATTCTCAGTGAATAAAAAATGCCTCCCATCATCAGAACTAATCTGGAAGTAGACAAGAGAAGCATTATTTTTCTTCTGCTTGTTCACAACTGCGTTAATATAAGCGTATTTCATAATAATATTAGATATAAGTTTATTCTTCGTCGTAAGTCAATTCAAATTCAGAATCTTTTGTGAGACCATCTCGTGAGAGGAAATCAGATTGAGAAAGCTCCTCATAAAGACTATCATGATCTTCGCCATCATATTCTTCTCCTATCCCATCACGGCAATTCTCGTCATAACAATAAATATTATACTCTGCTCCATTATTATCCTCTTCACCTAAAATGACGAATCTATCACCACCAATCTCAATATGGCAATGCCACATTACTTTTGTATAAGTTTCGTCTGGATCAGTTAATATTTTTAATTTTTTCATAATCTAATAACCCCAACTATTTAAGGTATGTTGAAAAGGATTATCTTCTATACCCTTAACCAAGTCAAGCATTTTCTCTGCTATTTCTCTAATTTCTTTTTGAGCGTGTTCACTTTTGCGTAATTTAATAAAGTTTGCAAAGCTACGCATGTTAAATTGCACATCGGCTTGAATGCGACTATTGTAGGTCTTAAAGAAACGTGCAGATTCTTTTGCTCGTTTGCGACCCAACTCTGGTTCAAGATCAGCAAGACATTTATGGTAAAGTCTATTACCGTCTTCAGTATATTGTTTCAATTGTTGTTGCCAGAAATCTGGCCAATCATCAGGGATAAAAGTTTTATCCTCTTTTAGTTCTTTGTATCGTGCCGACTCTGCATTGAGAGAAGATAATCTATGCTTAAGTAAATGAATATGACTGGCAATATCGCAATCAACAAGAAAATGGACGCTACCTTTTTCAAAAGGGGTCTCGTGTCCGTGGCTCCAAAGCATGTCGATGAGCTTCGGAATTCTCTGTCTTTTCTTTTCATCTAAGTCTCTTGAAGTTGATGTCCAAGCACTACAAGCAATAACTTCGTCGCTACCATAGTGTCCTAATAATTCTACTGTATTATCCATTTTTTTCAATTAAAAATTAAAGGGATCTGCCATTACCCAAGTAGAAGGCATAATCTTCCTGACAAAAAGATATCCATCCTTGCGATAAGTGTCAACCATTCCTTTGCTAATTTTATCAAAAGCCCTCGGATTCCTCTCCG